AATAAGAAAAACGGAAAACCTTATATAGGAAAAACTGAATACTCTTTGGAGCATCGTTGGAATCGTCATTTATCGTCAGCAAGAAATGGTTCAAAATTTAGATTTCATTCTGCAATTAGAAAATATGGTGAAGATTGTTGGGACCTATCTGTGATTGAAACTTACCAAACTGAAGATGAAAACTTTATTAATGAAAAGGAAACCCACTTCATTAAACTCTTTGAAAGTGATACAAAAGGTTATAATGCTACTTTAGGTGGTACTGGTGGATGGATGCTTCCAAGATGCTCACAGGAGGTTCAGGAAGAGTGGAGAAATGGTATTTCCATAAGAACTACTGGTTATAATAATCCAAACTATTCTGGATACACTGATGAGGAACTTATAGAAGTAGGTGTAAAGTTTGCTAAAAAATATGGATTTATTGGTGGAAGACAAAGAATAGTTGAGTTTGCTATTAATGAATTGAATATTAAGTTTCCAAAACATTTTTCTAAAAATAGATTTGGTGGGAAACATAAAAACTTTTATAAATCTATTGAAGAACAAACTGGATTGGTGTATAATCCTTATTATAGAGACGAAACTCAAAGAAAACTTGCTAAACAACTTTTAGAACAAAATAGGAGAAAAAAATGTTAAAGATTGAATATCTTGAAGAAGAAATCCCAGTTTATGATATTACTGTAGAAGGAACTCATAATTTCTTTGCAAATGATATTCTAGTTCATAATTGTCAGGAAATTACTCTACCAACCAAACCCATTCAGCATATTGACGATCCTGATGGTGAAATTGCTCTTTGCATCCTTTCTGCTATTAACGTTGGTAAATTGAAATCCAATGATGAATTGGAGAGTCTCTGTGACCTTACAGTTAGGAGTCTTGACGAACTTATCGATTTTCAGGGATATCCCGTCAGAGCAGCAGAAATAGCCACTAGAGCACGTCGTTCTCTTGGGGTAGGTTATATTGGTCTGGCACATTATCTCGCCAAGCACGGCGAACATTACGACGATCCAGGTGCCTGGAAACTAGTGCATGACCTCACTGAGGCATTTCAATATTATCTGATTCATGCAACTGTCAATCTTGCAAAAGAGAAAGGTGCTTGTGAATACTCTCACAGAACTAAGTATGGACAAGGTATTCTCCCTATTGATACATACAAAAAGGACGTTGATGAAATAGTTCCAAATGAGCTTAAGTATGATTGGGAGAGTCTTAGACAGCAAGTACTTCAATATGGAGTGCGGAACTCAACATTGTCCGCACAGATGCCATCGGAGAGCAGTTCCGTTGTGTCAAATGCCACAAATGGAATTGAACCACCTCGCGGATACTTGTCCGTTAAAAAATCGAAGAAAGGTCCACTTAAGCAGATTGTTCCCCAGTATCAAACATTTAAGAACAATTATACGCTTTTGTGGGATATGCCTAGCAATCGCGGTTATATTCATATTGTTGCAGTTATGCAAAAATTCTTTGATCAAGCGATTTCTGGAAACTGGTCATATAATCCAGAAAATTATCCGGATAATGAAGTTCCTACTTCAGTGATGGCACAGGACTTATTAACTACATATAAGTACGGTTGGAAAACCAGTTATTATCAAAATACATATGATGCAAAGACTGATGAAGTGGAAGATTCCAAACCATCTCTTACTGATTTAGTCAATGATATTTTAAGCACGGAGGAAGAAGATTGTGAGTCTTGTAAGATTTAAAACCAAACTAGAGGAGAAACCAATGGTCGAATCAATGACCGTTTTTAACTCTGAAGAAGTAGACACTAAAAAACAACCAATGTTTTTTGGAAAACCCTTAGGAATACAAAGATACGATTCTTACAAGTATCCAATTTTCGATAAACTTACAACTCAACAACTAGGATATTTTTGGAGACCTGAAGAGGTTTCTTTACAAAAAGATAGGGCAGACTATCAAACGCTTCGCCCAGAACAGAAGCATATTTTTACCAGCAATTTGAAGTATCAGGTTATGCTGGATTCCGTTCAGGGTCGTGGACCTGGTATGGCGTTCGCGCCTTACTGCTCCCTCCCTGAACTGGAAGCGTGTATGAAGGTCTGGGAGTTTATGGAGATGATCCATTCTCGTTCATACACTTATATCATCAAGAACGTTTATTCAGACCCATCTGAAGTTTTTGATACTATTTTAAAAGATGATCGTATTTTAGAACGTGCTACGAGTGTCACTCAGGCATATAATGATTTTATCAATAGTGCTCATCAATATGACAATTCGAATGAATGGGTTCACGCTTTAGAACAAGTACCATACGCACAAGAGGCAAGGTATGAACTCAAAAGAAAACTGTTTAGAGCAATTGCAAACGTTAATATTCTTGAAGGTATTCGCTTTTATGTCAGTTTCGCTTGCAGTTTTGCATTTGGCGAACTCAAGCTTATGGAAGGAAGTGCAAAAATCATCTCATTGATTGCTCGTGACGAAAACCAGCATTTGGTCATTACCCAAAACATTTTAAACAAGTGGAAAGAGGGTGATGACTCTGATATGGCACGTATTTGTAAAGAAGAAGAACATTGGGTCTATAAGACTTTTGAAAACGCTGTAAATCAAGAAAAACTCTGGGCGGAACATCTGTTCAAGGATGGGTCTATGATTGGTCTCAATGACAAACTGTTACAACAGTATGTCGAATGGATTGCAAATCGTAGGATGAAAGCAATTGGATTGAAACCACTTTATGATATTCCTGCGAAGAATAATCCACTTCCTTGGACTGAGCATTGGATCAGTTCTAAAGGTCTTCAAGTGGCGCCACAAGAAACAGAAGTTGAATCTTACATTGTCGGAGGAATCAAACAGGATGTTACCAAAGATACTTTCTCAGGATTCCAACTATGATGAATGGTGCGAACAAGAAATAATGGACGCTTATAGAAGGGCAGCCGAATATGATGATTTCTTGTTTGGTGATTGTGATTATTCTTATGTTTGGATGGATAATAAATCCAATGACGTATACTGAAAGGGTCTTCGGACCCTTTTTTTATAAATAAAATTATAAAGAAATTAAAAGAAGTATGTCTAGACTTACTGGTACTGATGCTTTCAATATGATGAAAGCATATAATGCGGTTTATGCCCCTCAAGAAGAAGTTGAACTTACCGAAGAACAAATCCAAGAAGATTTTGAAAATTGGGTAAACTCACTTGTAGAAGAAGGTTGTGATCTAAGTGAGTTTACCTGGGAAGATATGTATGAGGAATATTTGAATGAAATGGGACAAAGAGCAACTACAGGACAAGTAACAGCACCTATTTCAAATGCACCCTATCGTTCAAGATTTGCTCGTCCAATGAATGCTGGTACTCCTCAGCAAACAGGAAGAGGAACTGCGGTTTCTAGACCACCAGTATCAAATTTAGGTAGTGGTTATAGGGGACAAGAACTTCAGCAAGCGGCAAGAGCAAGAGCATCTCAGGTAGGAACCACAAGACAAGGAACTGCTGGTGGCCCTACAGTTGGTGGAAATACCCCAATTGGTCCTACAACAAGACCTACACCACAAGCACCAGTACAAACAAGACCTACAGTTCAAGCAACTAGACCTGTAGTGCAAACAAGACCTACAGTTCAAGGTGTTACAAAACCAACTCCAACTTCTACTGCTCCTACTGCTCCTACGGCACCAACTGCTCCAGCAAGACCTTCACTCAGATCTGACATTGCAGATCTTCAAAAGATGAGACTTGCCTCTCAAGAGCGTCAAAGAAAAGGTGGAGCAACTGTTGTTGGTTCTCAAATGGCAAGTTTTGATCCATTTGATGTTGTAAAAGGTTACCTTCTTGATGAAGGTTATGCCGATACTGAAGAAGCAGCACTTCAAATCATGGCAAATATGAGTGAAGAGTGGAGACAGAGTATTTTAGAAGCACCTATGAATCCTGCAGAACTTGAAAGAATTGCACATCAAGCATCTAGTGAAGTTACAGGTAAAAAGAAAAAACCCAAAATGAAGCGTCCTGCTGGGATGAGAGAATAAAATAAAAGAGGGTCTAACCAACCCTCTTTTTTATAAATAACTAAAAAAGTAAGAAAGAAACATGAAGTCTTTTAGTCAGTTTTTGAAAGAAGAAGAGGCAAGACAAGGATCTTTAATGACTCGTAGTGGGAAA